AAAGCCGACAAGGCGCGCTCCGACCTGCAAGCGGAGATGGATGCGAACAAGCAGGCCGCCGACAATGCGATCGCTAACGTGGACAAGAAGGCGGATAAGGCGCAGTCCGACTTGGAGGCGCAGACGGCTGCTCTCAAATCCAGCATCGCCAACGTGGATGCGAAGGCGGAGCAGGTCAAGGCCGATGCGAGCAAAATCTCGCAGAGGGTGGATGCTGACAAGGCCGCCTTGGACAAGAGCATCGCCAGTGTGGATGCGAAGGCTCAGGCCGCGAGCGACAAGGGCGACCAGCTGGCCGGGCAGATCAGTGACGTGACCACGACCGTCAACGGGCACACGACGAAGCTGGGCGAATTGTCCACGCGTATCGAGGGTGTCGCTTCGGATGGCCAGACCACGGTCAAGAGCCTGACCTCTTTGCAGCAGACCGTGACCGGCCTCAGCTCGACGGTATCGCAGAATACGAAGACCGCTTCGGATGCCATGAGCAAGGTGTCGCAGGTGGAGCAGACCGCCAACGGCATCAGCGCGAACCTGAGCAAGAATTACACCACCACCGCCGATGCCGATGAAAAGTATGCCGCGAAGACGGAGCTTAAGGCCACCGCCGACGGCTTGCAGGCGAATATCACGAGGTCGCAGCAGACCGCCGATGGTGCCGTCACCGCCGCGAATAAGGCGCAGGCCACAGCGGATGGGTTCGGCGCGACCCTGAGCAAGGATTATCAGACCGCGAAGGCCTCGGACGAGAAGTATTCCACGAAGGCGGAGTTGAAGGCCACAAGCGACGGACTATCCTCCTCATTGTCCTCGGTCAAGCAGACCGCCGACGGCGCCGTGACCGCCGCCTCCAAGGCCCAGCAGACCGCCGACGTGGTGTCTTTGAACCTGTCGAAGAATTATGCGACGAAGTCTCAGGCGGACGCCACGTATGCGACTCAGACGAGCCTGAAGGCCACTTCGGATTCCCTGACCGCCAGTATCAATTCGACCGCGAAGACCGCACAGAGCTCCGTCGATAAGGCGACGAATCTCGAAGCGAATCTGAATGGTTTTAAGACGACTGTTAGCCAGACATATACCACTAAGACAGAATTTGCAAAATCTCTCTATCGGTGGAACGAATCGTATCGTGCTGTCGGGTGGCGTAGCCGGACGAATCGGCACGAGTGGTGACTCCGGCTCTATTGATACGGGAACGCATTGGACTTCAGCCTATGTGTCTGTTGCTCAAGCTGCTTATGTGCTTTCCAGTGACATCAAGGTCGAAGGCAATACATATGTGAGCGTGGCATTCTATGATATGGATAAGAAGTTCATCAGCCGACCGACTGGCGCGATGACTAATCTTGCTGCACCATGGTCAAGAATCCTGACTGTCCCGACTAATGCCGCCTATATGCGTGCATCCTTCCCGACCAATCAGAAGGGGCATATCAAACTCGAAAAAGGCACTAAGCCCACTGACTGGTCACCCGCCCCTGAAGACCTTCAACCCGCCGGAGACTATGCCACCAACAGTTCTCTGACCCAGACTGCGAACTCTATCACCGCTCAGGTAACCGAAGTCTCTAAGACCGCTACGTCTGCAATGAATAAATCCACTACGGTGGAACAGACCGCCAACGGCCTGTCCACCAGGATCACCGCCCAAGGCAAGACGCTGGATGCCACGACAAAGACCGCGAACGAGGCCAAGTCGACCGCTGACAGTAACAAGCAGACCATTTCACAGGTCAAAACAACTGCCGACGGAGCCGTGAGCCGCGTGAGCTCGCTCGAACAGAACCTCGACGGTTTCGAATCCACTGTCGCCAAGACCTACCAGCCCAAGGACGGCATGTCGGCTTACGCCACCACCAGTGCGCTGAAACAGACTTCCGACAGCATCACCGCCCAGGTGGCCGAGGTGTCGAAGACCGCTTCCGGAGCAATGAGCAAGGCCATCACGGTGGAACAGACCGCCAACGGCCTGTCCACCAGGATCACGGAGCAGGCGAAAACGCTTGACGCGACCGTTAAGACCGCGAACGAGGCCAAATCGACAGCCGACTCCAACAAGACCACCATCAGTCAGACCTCGAACCTCGTCAACGCGGCGCTTGCAGGTGACAACCTCATCACCGACGGCGGTTTCGAATCCACCGCATGGTGGATGGGTCTCAAGGCCCCATTCAGGCTTTCGGTCGGGTCGTTCTACCACGGCGCGCATGTCCTGGTCTGCGATGCGGCCACCGGAGACAACCGATGCCCGTTGACCCATGCGAAAGGCATGGCTGGGACAGCCACCGCGATAACGGTCACCAAGGGACGCACGTATCGCCTGTCGGGCTACTGCGTCTGGTACGGGTCGGTCCCGTCGAACGTCAATCCGGGCGTTGAAAAACTCAGATTGGCAAAACCAGACGGAACATACATCGCCGATGCTCAATGCGGCAAATCCACGTCATGGGCGGAAACGCATGTAGATTGGAAGTGTCCTGATGATGGTTCGATCACTTCGGTCCGGATCGAAGTCATGCATCAGACCAATGGCACCATCATGTGGGATGACGTGAGCTTCCGGGACATCACCGAGGCCGCGGCCACCAGCACGCGCGTGGCGTCCGTCGAGCAGAATCTCAACGGATTCAAAACCTCGGTGGCGGACACGTACCAGCCGAAATCCGGCATGGGCGGCTATGCGACGCAGTCGCAGCTGACGCAGACCGCGAATCAGATTCGCGGCGAAGTGAGCGAGAAATACCAGTCCAAGGACGGTATGGGCTCTTACGCCACGAATTCCGCCTTGACGCAGAAGGCGAATGAGATCACAGGCAAGGTGCAGGAGGTCGCCAAGACCACCCAAGGCAACACGACCACCATCAGCCAGGTCAGCCAGAAGGCCGACAAGATCAACACGACCCTGTCGCAGAAGATCGACGGCAAGGCCGACGTGAGCCGCGTCAGCTCATTGGAACAGAATCTCAGCGGTTTCAAGACCACTGTGGCGCAGTCGTATCAGCCGAAAGGTGATTATCCGACCCGCTCCGACATGCAATCCAGCATCAGCCAGACCGCATCCTCGATCAAAAGCGAGGTCGCGAACACATACACCACGCAGGCTGCGACCGAAACGTTGCGGAAGAGCGCGACCCGCACGTTCACTCTGGGTGGCGCGGCGGGTAAGGCGAAGTGGGTGAAACTCGGCTATCTCACCAGTAATGGGGACAATTCGAGCGTCCTGATCCACGTGTACTCCGGCGACGGGTACAACGGCCAGGCTTCCCAGAATGCGGAATTCGAGATCTTCGTCAAGGACGGATATCAGTCCACCACGTCCGCCACGGGCGCTTTCGGCGTCTCCGTGAGCCGCATTCGCGCCGCCGACGATGTGAAGGTCAAGGTGATGGCGTTCAGCTCCACCACGTGCAACATCTGGGCGTACATGCCGTGGGCGTACTGGAATGGCCATTACACGCTGCAGGGCGACTACAAGTCGTGGCAGGATGGGCCGAATTGCGGTGGCACGAAGATAGAGGACGCGGAGCCCACGTCGGGCACCGCGCAGGACCTCGCCTACGACACGCTCAGCACAAGGTCGTATGTCGACCAGACGGCCAAGAGCGTGGCCTTGGGTGTGGTGCAATCCTACAAGGGTTCCGACGGGTCCGGGCTCGCGACGAAGTCGGACATCACGGCCACGAAGAACAGCATCACCAGCAGCGTGAGCAGCACGTATGCCACCAAGACTGGTGTCACGCAGGAAATCTCGTCGAAAATCACCCAGAACAACAACAGTCTGGATGTGAAGTTTTCCACGAAGACGGAGACGAAGAACGCTCAGGACACGGCCAACACGGCCAACTCCCACGCTTCTGACGCGCAGTCGCGCATCGGCAGTCTTGAGGATTGCATCAACATGACATCGCAAGGTGTGCGCGTCGGTAAACGGGTGAACGGCAAATGGTCCGGATGGAGCGCGCTTGTCAACACGGGAGGCAGCTACGACATCTTCGATGGCGCCGGTGCCAAGCAGGCGACCTTCTCGTCCGGACGACTCGATCTTGGCAAGTCCAGCCACAACACGAACGGCATATACGTTCCGGCCGGCGGCAATTGGACGAGCGGATGGCTGTGCATCGACGACTATCTGGTCGACTGCGACCATACGCGGCACATTTACGCTTGCGCGCGCGGCGGGCTGTTGTGCTTCAAAGGCCGCGTGGCTTTGACCAATCCGAACGCCGGCGGCGACCAGCGCGTCATCGACGGCGGCAAATGGTATCGGGCCATGCAAGGCAAATACAGCGTCTACCCGTATTTGGACGTGGATGATGACGAGCGGGATTGGCCTGTGACCTTCAAACGCTCGGACAACAACCTCCTCGCAGTCGGCACATTGTTCATCCCACGCACCACCCGCGACATCTGGTGGTACGACCCCACCCGCGGAAAACACACCATGTGGATCGATCTCAACAATCTGCAGATCCCGATGGGCAACAACGTCATCGGATGATCCACGATTAAAAGGAAGGAGGATGCGATGGCATCCGAAAACGAAAACACGACGACCGTAACGACGGAGGATGGAATCCTCGACCTGCGTCCACCGAAGGGCAGTCTTGTAAGGCAATTGCTCAGGCTTGGTTTGACCTTCGATCACAAGGATGCGTCAGGTGAGACGTGGTGCGATTACACGCGTGGGCTGAGCGCGACGTTCGCCGATCGTCAAGCCACGGACGTGACCTTGGCTGATATGGACACGAGGGACGAGACCACGATCACGGCCAGTCAGCTCGCCACCGTCACGGAGATCAAGACATGGCGCAGTGATGGAGCCGGGGACTGATGCCACCCATCGACCTCTTTTCCAGCTCGGAGTTTTGGACGGCGGTGATAGTCGCCCTAGTCGGCGGCGGTGGAGTCGGAGCGATCATCGGCGCCATCTCCAGCCGTCGCAAGGACACGGCGCAGATCGCGGCCCAGGCATGCGATATTCTGACCGATTCGGTCATCAAGCCATTGCGTGAGCAGGTGGAATCGCAGGAGGAGCAGATAAAGCACCTCGAGGAGCAGCAGCGGAAGTATTTCACGCTCACGGCCTACACCCGCGACCTTTTCCATTGGCTAGGTTTGTTCTGCGAGATCATCGAGCCGGATTTCCTCAAGCGTCATCCGAAGCCGCGCCTGCCCGACGAACTCCGCGCCGACGTGGCACCCGAAACATTGGAGGACTGATGGGTTATCTCGCAATCGGCATCTACGCCGCCCTCTGCGTCGTCTTCCTGGTGTTCAACCACGGGGCGCACAAGGACTGACATTCTCAACATGAGGCCATCTCTTCGGAGGTGGCCTTCCTTATTAAGGAGGCAAATATGGCGGAACACGCCAATGGAAACACCACCACCAATCTGCCGGGATTGACCGGAGAGCGCGTCAAGGCCGGAGTGACCATCGTGGTCACCCTCTACGCCTTGATTAACGCCGGCCTGAATCTGGCCGGCTACAATACCCTGCCCTTTACCAATGAGCAGGTGTCCGCGACTGTCTTCAGTGTCGTGGGCGTCATCGGCACGATCTACGGCTGGTGGAAAAACCAGAACATCACCCGCGCCAGTCTTGCGGGCCAGCAGCTTGTGGACGCATTAAAGAAGGAGGGCGTGGTCAATGGCATCAGCGCGGCGAAGAGCGCGGCCTTGAGCGCCGCTTCCGCCGTGGCCAAGACCACGCCGAAGACCGAACGCTCCGAGACCGACGATACTTTGGAGGACTGATGACCGGGGCAAGCTTCGCGCAATGGAGGGGCTCTCCCAACCACTACGACGGCCGGCTGGGCTTGAGCGTCAACCACATCACACTGCATATCATGGTCGGCCGACTGTCCGGCACCGACTCGTGCTTCCAGCGATCCAGCTTCCAGGCCGCCAGCCATTACGGAGTCGGCGGCACCGGTGCCGTCTACCAGTGGGTCGACGAGGTGAACGGTTCGTGGGCCGACGCCAACTGGCGCTCGGACTGCTCCGGCATCACCATCGAGCATGAGGGCGGCATGGCCGGAGTGCCGGTCACGGACGCGGAGGTCGAGGCATCCGCGAGACTATGCGCCGACATCGCGCGGCGGTACGGGTGGGGCGTGCTGTGGCACGACAACAGCGGCAACCGCTGTGGGAACATCGTCCTGCACCGCGAGGTGCCGGGCACCGACCACTTCGGATGCCCCGACAGGTGCGTCAACGCCTTGCCGGTGGACCGGATAATCAACAGGGCAAACCAAATACTGATGGGAGTAGACATGGCATTGACCAACGACGACATCAACAAGATCGCTAAAGCGGTCACCGATTCAGTGTGGCAGTACAAGAATCCACGCATCAACGGCAACCGAGACGCGTATAACCTGCTCACCAATATGCCGCACGACGTGATGGCGTATAAAAATTCGCAGGTTGTGGATCGTGACGTTTTCGGACTCATCACCGACCTGACCGGTCAGGTCGCCGACCTGACCGATATGGTCAAGACCCTGGCCGAATCCAAGGGCGCCGACCCCGACTAGATCGCTGCCGCCGTGGAAAGCGCGGTGAAGGCCAAGCTCGACAAGCTCAAGATCACCGTGACCGACGGCCAGTGATTAATTTTCTGGCGTGAGACTCGCACTCGCCCCTCTCTCAGCTTCTATGCTGGGGGAGGGGCGTTTTCGTGTTTCCGGCGGGTGTATCATACGGAGAAAGCAAAAAAATAGAGTCTACTTTGAGTGACACTCAGGTGGTGGAAACACGAAACTCCAAGCGTGGCAACGCATGCAGAAACCTCACCGTTATAAGGACAGTTTATAACGACACTCAAATTTTCTTGATGTCTTATAGCTGGCGGTTTTGTGATAGCTTGAGCGGGTTGCATTGTTCATATCAGATGGAGGATTCATGTCCGCTCTTACTTCCGTCTCCGGTTTCCCGCGCATCGGCCAGAACCGTGAGCTGAAGAAAATCATCGAAGCGTATTGGAAGGGCAACGCCACCCTCGACGAGATGCGTGCCACAGCCAAGGAACTGCGCGCCAAGCATTGGAAGCTGCAGCAGGCCGCCGGCATCGACCTGATTCCGAGCAACGACTTCAGCTATTACGACCAGATGCTCGACACTGCCATCCTGCTCAACGTCATTCCGCAGCGCTACCAGCGTCTCGCCTTCGAGAACCCGGAAGAGACCCTCTTCGCAATGGGCCGCGGCTATCAGGGCGAGAAGGGCGATGTGACCGCCCTGCCGATGAAGAAGTGGTTCACCACCAACTACCACTACCTCGTGCCGGAAATCGACTCCGCCACCGACATCAAGCTCAACAGCACCAAGCCGTTCGACGAATTCAACGAGGCGAAGGCGCTCGGCATCGCCACCAAGCCGGTGCTCATCGGCCCGTACACCTTCCTCAAGCTCGCCCGCAATCCGCAGGCCGAGGAGCTCGACTACGACAAGGGCCTCGTCAACGCGGTCGCCGCGGTGTACGCCGAAGTCGTCGCCAAGTTCGCCGAACTGGGCGCGCAGTGGATCCAGATCGACGAACCGTACCTCGTGCTCGACAAGGAGCCGGGCGATGTCGAACTGTTCAAGAGCCTGTACGCCAAGATCCTGCCCGCCCGCGAAGGCAAGGTCAAGGTGCTGCTCAACACCTACTTCGGACATATCGCCGACGTGTACGAAACCGTCAACCTGCTCGGCTTCGACGGTATCGGCCTGGACCTGAACGAAGGCAAGGACGAAAACCTCGCCGCCGTCGAAAAGTACGGCGTGGCAGAAAACACCACCATCTTCGCCGGCGTGATCAACGGCCGCAACATCTGGCGCAACAACTACGCCGTGAGCCTCGGCCTGGTCGACGCGCTGAAGCAGGTCACCGCCAACGTGGCCGTCTCCACCGCCAGCTCCCTGCTGCACGTGCCGTTCAGCACCGAAGGCGAGGACGGTCTCGCCGACGACGTGCGCAAGCACTTCGCCTTCGCAGTCCAGAAGCTCGACGAACTGCACGAAGTCGCCGTGCTTGCCGACGCTTCCGACGACGAGAAGAAGGCATCCGCCGAACTCGCAGCCAACCAGGCGCTGTTCGACGGCACCCGCGTCGCCGCCGATCCTGCGGTCGCCAAGCGAATCGCAAGCCTTACCGACGCCGACTTCGTACGTCAGCCGGCACGTGCCGAACGCCAGAAGGAGCAGCGTGAGGCGCTGAACCTGCCGCTGCTGCCCACCACCACCATCGGCTCCTTCCCGCAAACCAAGGAAGTGCGCGCCGAACGCGCCAAGCTGCGCAAGGGCGAGATCACCAAGGCCGAATACGACGAATTCATGAAGGACCAGATCGACGCCTGCATCAAGCATCAGGAGGAAATCGGCCTCGACGTGCTCGTCCACGGCGAATTCGAACGCAACGACATGGTCGAATACTTCGGCCAGAACCTCAACGGCTTCCTGTTCACCAAGAACGCGTGGGTGCAGTCCTACGGCACACGTTGCGTCAAGCCTCCGATCGTGTGGGGCGACGTATCCCGCGCCAACCCGATCACCGTGGAATGGAGCGCCTACGCGCAGTCCCGCACCGACCATGTGATGAAGGGCATGCTCACCGGTCCGGTCACCATCCTCAACTGGTCCTGGCCGCGCGAGGACATCACCCACGAGCAGCAGACCCAGCAGCTCGCGCTCGCCATCCGCGACGAAGTGCTCGATTTGGAGAAGGCCGGCATCAAGGTCATCCAGATCGACGAGGCCGCACTGCGCGAGAAGCTGCCGCTGAGGAAGACCGACTGGCACAAGAAGTACCTCGACTGGGCCATTCCGGCGTTCCGTCTGGTGCATTCCGCCGTCAAGCCGACCACGCAGATCCACACGCACATGTGCTATTCGGAGTTCAACGACATCATCAAGGACATCGACGCGATGGACGCCGACGTGATCTCCTTCGAAGCCTCCCGCGGCGACCTTGTGGTGCTCGACGCCATCCACGACGCCAACTTCGAAACCGAAGCCGGCCCGGGCGTGTACGACATCCACTCTCCGCGCATTCCGTCCGAACAGGAGATCAAGGACCGCATCTACGAGATCCTGAAGAAGATGGACGTCGAAAAGGTGTGGATCAACCCGGACTGCGGCCTGAAGACCCGTGGCAACGCCGAAACCTGGCCGAGCCTGGAGAACCTGGTCGCCGCCGCCAAGGCCGTGCGCGCCAAGCTCGACAAGTAGCGGAAATCACCGAGCTCCCTCTGGATGAGGGAGCTCGGGTTTATGTAAGGAAATCAGCATGCATTCCCCGATGTTCACCCTTGAGGTCTTTCCCCCGAAGCGCAACGCGCCTGTCGGCACCATCTACGACACCCTCGACGG